AATGCTACTAGACGAGCTACTTGAAGAGGAACTAGATGAGCTACTTGAAGAACTGGAAGAGATACTTGACGAGCTACTAGAAGAGCTACTGGAAGAGCTACTTGACGAGGAACTGGACGAGGAACTGGACGAGGAACTAGAAGAGCTACTAGAAGAGCTACTTGAAGAGGAACTAGAAGAAGAGCTACTTAGTTTCCTCGCAATACTCTCTATAACACAATAACACTTCACATCACATTGATAAGGAATATTACACTCTTCGGTTTCTGTAATAGCGATATTAGAATAAGTTCTCCAACGTAAATTGGGTTGATCTGTAGCGTTACTTTTTGTTTTAGGAACTGATTGTCGCTCACAGCCTATTTCACCCGTTGTCGTTGAAGTAGATATTGGGCAATACGATTTCAATAATTTATCAAGCTCACTGGAAACATCTGTTCCAGTGACTTGACTGCCATAGCGTGTTCTATAACCTCTTCCTCGTAGTGCCATAAGTTTCTTTTATTTATTAAGGTGGTAACGGTGTTGGGTATGGTGCTACAACTGCTGGATCATACCCTTCATATGGATAAGTTCCAAGGTTATAACAGTTTGGATCACAATTGTAATAGGTAACTTGGGCTTCCCATAGATCGTTATCAGGGTCTAACTCTACCCACTCGCCAGAGCAGCCGCTATCTCCACCAACTGACTCCACATATGTAGGCTCCGGATCTCCCTCGGTGTATATCCATACTGCACAACATACCCATTGATCACCCGCATTACCAATAGATGGCGCTGGAAGTGTTTCTGGCTGAGATGCATATACGCATACTCCAAACTCATCACAGTTATCAGGATCACATACTGATTGGAATGCTAACCAATACAAGTTGGAACCGGCTGGGTCAATATCTTTAAAATTTGTACATTCGTCGTAACAAATTGATTCTTCTAGATTATATTCAGTACAGTCACAAACCGTATTCGGGTCTGATGTTGGTCCGCCGCCGCATGTAGCATAATATAATCCCATACATAGAGTATCAAGGATTACAGAGCTACTGGAAGAGCTACTTGACGAGCTACTAGAAGAGGAACTAGAAGAGCTACTTGACGAGCTACTAGAAGAGGAACTAGAAGAGCTACTGGAAGAGCTACTTGACGAGGAACTAGAAGAGCTACTAGAAGAGGAACTAGAAGAGCTACTACTAGAGCTACTTGAACTACTGGAAGAACTTGACGAGCTACTTACTCTTTCCCTTTCAAGTATTTTCACACAATAGAATTGCTCTTCACATGGAAACGGGACATCACATTCAACCGACTGTGATATATCAATAAGCCCCATCACGGGTCTTTTCAGATTATCTCTGTCAAGTATCGGAATATGAGTTTTTGGGATAGGCGATCTTGCACACCCAGGAACTTGCTTTTTGACAATCTGCTTCGATGGACACGACTTCTGAATGAGTCTTTCCAACTCTATTGAAGCATCTATTCCTGTTGCGTTAGTTCCGTAACGGGATTGTGAAGCGCGTCCCCGTAGTGCCATGAATTATAGTCCTAAGTCTTCCTCGCCAGTATCGGCACCTTCATCGCCACCAGCGTCTTCGCCTTCGTCTGGAGCTTCGGTGTCAGCTTCAGCGTCACCAGTATCTCCACCAATGTCACCCATGTCTTCTTCATCGCCTGCTGCTGGGTCTTTGCCAGTATCTCCTTCGACTCCAGCGGCTCCTTCGTCACCCTTGATGACTGCATATACCGATGTGCGTGACGAGCCAGAGTTTTCACCAACATAATCGTTGGAGAGAGTCCTGAAAACAGACGATTTCTTGAATGCATCCATTTCCAGATTATCTTTCAGGAACTTGCGAACCGATTCTGGGATGTCTGCGTGAAGCTTGTTGAACGGAACCAAGTCACGGTCCTCGTATTCTTCGAAGAACTTAGCCGAAATCAAGTTAGGGCGAATCTTTGGTTCTTCGGAGAAGTTGATTCTAACACCTTGAAGGAACTTGACTGCCTTCTTGTTGTCAACCCAATCTTCGGTGAAGTTACGAATCATGTATTTGTTAAGCTTGTCAATAGCAGTGTTCACATCTCTCTTGTGATCAACAGCAACCGTGTTGCCAGATTCATCATTGAAGAAGAAAGGAACATTGGAGTTGTATATGACAACCTTCTGCTCACGTTCTGCGATCTTTGGGAAGTCATGTCTGATTTCCTTCCACTTGCTACGATAAAGGTCATATTGATCTGGCGTTAGGCGGGATTCGAGTTCATCGACTCTGACGCCTTCCGCTAGTTCGGATTCATCCATCATCGTGAGAGGGTCTATATTAGCGTTCTTGAACTTAAACTTGGCTAGGCGAACATTGGCTTCAGAGGTTAATCCAAAATCAACTTCAGGGTCACCAGAGTCGGTGAATAGCTGACGCATCTTTTCATCGTCAGAGACGCCGGATCCGGCTCCTGCCATGCCCGGACCTGCTTGGTCTTCTGGATCTTCGTCGGAAGCTGGCTCTTCGTTGCCTTCTGGTTCTTCTTGTGGAGATTCTTCGCCTTCTGGAGCAGCAGCATCGGCACCGCCTTTAGCGGCATCTACTTCTTCTTGAGAGAAAAAATCTTCGTCATCTGCGTTATCGACTTCGGGGGCTGGGGCAGAGTCTTCTGCTGGCTTTTCGTCGCCTTCAGCCTCTAAAATGGTCTTAAGACGTGACTCTAAATGGACTTGGAGATTAGATTTCATGGTATTACCTATTACTCTATTTATTGTTTCATTCTTATTTGACACATCAGAAAGGAACTCTATATATTCATTATACAACTGATATATTCTCTTTTCCCATTTTTTCTTATAGGCGTCATCAATAACATCGTAAAGACTACCGTATGTTATTCCTTGAAACCTCCACCAAAACGATATGGTAAAATCTCGGGGTGTTTCAGCAACCTTATCTTTGAATGTCTGTAATCTTGCTTCGACATTATTATTACGGTATTTTATTCCACTAACAATACCGTCAAAATAATATGCAACTTGCTGGAAATATGCTTCCCACTCTAAATCAGAATTAATATATCCTGCTCTATTGTTTTCTATATTCTGTTTTTTAAAATACCTTCTTTTTGGCATTTCTTCAAGTGTTAATAAATGAATAATTTCATGTATTATTTTATCTTCCATATCCTCTATTATTTCATAGGGCGTTTTTATATTTTTACTATAACTTTTATGGCATCCAATGTAAAGAATATATATTCTTTTATCGTCAATCGTTTCGAACTCCAATTTTAAGCTATTACTGCCGATGTCGAATCTCAAACATAAATTGGGGTATGCTAACTCAACCACCCATACCCAACCAAACCCTTCTTTCGTTAAATCATATTTTTTAAATTTATTTAAACGAAATCCTTCAATAAGAGATAATATAATTATTTCTGCTTTATTTCTTTTATCTTTATCGACGGGTCTTTCAGATAATAGCATATAGGGTTCTCTATATACTTATTTATATTAAAGAGGTATCTCTGTCTCCTTGTATTCCTTTTTTATATCCGTTGCGAATATTTCTAATGTTTTCATCAACATTAATCTCTCTATATGACGGATGGGTTACTACTGCCTCCCCAGCATCATTCAATGTGAATGATCCTGTTGAAAATAGTGAAACGATTCTATCGGGTTTTCTCAATAAGTCTGTTCTTATGCGATATTTGATAAACCTCAGTTCTGCATATACCCACCACCATATTTTCTTTATGAACAACTGCATATAACTATTATATCATCCGTTACGGATTAGGTGGACCGAACCTATTTTCCCTATAATTGCAATCCCTACAGAGAGTCAGATTCACATTCCTTGCCTGTAAGTGACACCAAAAAAGATTTGGCGTCTTTGTAGCGTCTGCATCTGGCTGGCAGTTACACGGACGAGGGTCTTTATCCCGTTTGTCACATGGATACTTACGGCATGCGGTTTCGTAACACACGAGTTATACTCGCTTTATAATCAAATCATTGGTTGGTGTAAATGTTGAATACACCCATGTGACAGGAAGTATAATCTTCTGGCTGTCTTGGTAATTCAAATCAACTTGACCAAGTGACTGTGGGTGGAGGTCACGGAACTCAAACTCAGCCACCTTCTCGTGGTGGTTATTAAGTATAACCAAGTAACCTTCAATGTAAAAATTCTTATAGTAATCCATGAGAGTTAATTTATTAAACTCTTCGGGATTGGATGCGGCATAGAACCAGTAGAGTAATAGTCTATATACAAACCAGTTCTCGTCGCAAAGTATATTGGTCGAGGTCTGACCGAATTGTAGCTTTCCAGTGACAGCAGTCAAAGCAGCGAACATAGTTTCTATCTTAGAGGTTCCAAGCTCCAGATTAGGCAACGTAAAGGATTGTAGGTATAAAAGTAAGTTCTGGGTCGCTTGGTTGGACTCGCGAACATAATCAATTCCTGACATTCCTAGCGAAGACAGTTTGCCATCTAGCTTGAAGCCAGGATCTTCAGCGAACTTGGAGATGAGGAATGACGTTGGGATGTTACGAAGCATGAAGAAAAACTGATTGTTTGAGGCTTCATTAATTTCTATCTCATTATTGACAACGATGTTACATCCCATAGGAGTTAAAACCTCTCTTTAGACATAACTCTGAAGTAGCTCACCTGTATGTCTTCACATACTTCGGTTCCTGGGTCGCCGCTTGTTCCACTGGTTCCTGTTGTATCAACAGCCGAAGTGCTTGGTGTTATACATGTGGCTACGGTTGTTCTCATAACAACTTCAACGCGGAATATACCTATTCCACATTCACAGACGGTTTTGTATCTATAGTAATACCATCCCACTTTTCCAGTAACTTGACACATGGGCGAGTCAACTATAAGATTGTTGCGGGGGTCGTATATACGAATAATAGCTTCGTCTGCCCACTTATAGTCGTTCAACGAGGGAGCTATAGTCATGTCGATAAGTGGCTTATTAGTAGCCTGAATGACTGCTGTATCGCCACAAAAGAAATCTGCTGGTTGATTAGACACTCATGCCCCCTTGAATATATATTTCTATTTTGCTACATGGTAAAACTTGTATGGAATCTATATTTGGGCAGTAACCAGTTAGATCTGGCTGTGCAGTCGGTGATGGTGTCTCGCCTCCTGAAATATATGGAGTCGTGCAGATTCCACGATCATATTTGTTTACAAAATGATCTATACGCTCGTAGGCTTCGGCGTTCCACTCGTCCCAATTAAATACTCTTCCAGATGTGTGAGCCATATACACCTATTTATAGTTTTGTGTTATGACTGTGATTTGGCTTTTGATACACCAATAGGGGGATTTAGATGTGTCATTGCTGGCAGATCTGGATTTATCATAAGCTGCTCAAATCCGTCCTTAATCATAATAACTTTAGAACGGGCTGCGCCATCTTGCATTTCATCAGTTTGTCCCCATATCAACCATAATCCAGACATCATATAGTCAACACCAGACTGTTGATCTAGAGATGTCTTAAATATTACATCTGCCAAGTGACCAACATTACGAAAGTTATTAATGGTCATCTCCGCAGTGCATGCAATTCCAGAATGAATCGTGTTGTAAGCCATCTCATTGCGCTTCATGTTCAGCAATCTAAGATTATCTGTAAAAGAGTGTGGTCTATGTGATGCCCACTGATTACCATAATTCATAGAATGAAGCTGTTTTTGACCTAGACCCTGATATGTATTTTTAAAAGTGGAGTAATCTAAAGCATAATACTTATTGTCATTTATATAATCAAACGTGTAAAAAGTTTCTCCGCTCATTTGGGCAAATGCTGTTTTGGCTCTATGGAAATAATCAAATTGACGACTCTGCATTGTGTTGAATATTTCGTAATCGTTTTCTTTCGAGTAGTCTCTTGCCAACTTATTTGTGTCGCCCTGAGCAGACCTATAGACTTCTTGTTGGAAATGTGACGATATAGTGTGTCTTCCCTTTTCTGCCATATACTTGTAAACTGGCTTAAAGTGTATTTTTGGTTTTCCGGATTTAGTCTTTGGTGGCTCAATAAAAAAAGTATAATAAGGGAAGTCGTCTTTTTGACTTATGGCAAATTTCTTCAAATAGTTTATCGTCTTCATCGGAGTCCAGTTTGGATTATAGAAACTAAACTTAGCCCCTTCGGCGTTAGATGTTTCTTCAATATCAATATCATACCAATTAAGCAATCCTGGTATTGATAATAGGCAATCATTAACAAGATCAGACACTTTCATTTTCGTGTCCCATGGATATGTTTTGTAGACGCAATTGTTTGTTAAAAAACTAAAGGCTGGCGCTTCTACAAGATTCAATAGAGTTATATTTGATCCTTTATTGTATTCTCTGAGATTTGGGACTTCGGTTATTGACTGTATCTGAAAGTGTATGGTTTTTTCAACGGTAGCTGCTGGCTGTGCCATATTTTTGTATTTTATGGTGATAATTTCGTTGCCTGTTAACGGCATTATCTCACGAAGTGCATATCTATCTATAAACCAAACCTTGGCTGTTCTAAAATACATATCCATAGAGTCTTGAACTTCAACCTTAAATGCGGTTTCAAGAACGACACTATCGTTTAAGTCACTGTAAGACTGATATTTGAATGACTTTAGACGTGTAACATAAACCGCATATGCGGCTCGCATAACCGAATCAAATGGGTTTGTTTGGGAGTTAGATGTGTCTATATCAACCATGTATTATATTTCCGATGATCTTCCTTCAAGAGCCAGCTTCTTATTCTGTTCTTCACTGAGTGATTTGAAGAATAGCATATCTCTCTTTATCTTGGGGAGATATGCAGGTCGCATTATCTTTATGATCTTTGGATTGTCTGGACCGTTCCAAGTTCCATCTAAAACATCTTCTAAAAATGTATAAGGATTAATAGCATCGTTCATAAGAGCAATTAACCACCAAAGCTCTATAGTATTATAGTATTGTTTTGATATTGAGTAAAGTGTGTCTTTGGGAGCAACTGAGTGTTTTATATATGCTTCGTCAGATAACTCGGGGGGATTAAGTTGAAGACGGAAAGATGACCAAACATCAAGAATAGGTTCTGCTATTTCTGAAGGATCATAATGTATCTTGGGGAATAAGTTAGAAAAAAGGGAGTCAGAGACAACTGTAGTTCTTTGATTAGTCATATGTTACCCATTATGAGTTTGTTGCTGGTGGATTTTGTGGTCTATTTGTGTTTTGTGATGTTACTATAACACTCACACCAGTCGTTGATCCCTTTGACATGATATCCAACCCACTAGTATACATAGAAATCCAATCGTCAGCGTAAAGTCTTTCTATTGACCTTAGAGTTATGCTACACTCCGCTCTCATGGGTAGACTCTTCTTAAGCAGGGATTCAGACATTTCATTTAAGTTACTGTTTGGATCTATAGTTGCCTTAACCCAAGGATCCATATATTTAAAGTTAAATGAAGTAATCGCGCATCTATTAAAGGTGAATAATCCAGACATATGACTAACACGAACATAGCTTGGTGGATCTGACAGGACTATACGAATGCCTGGATAAATTTTGTTTATTGTGTTTTGTATTCCGACAGTAACGTCTTCAGATTGTTTTTTTGAAGCTGCATCTGCCTCATTAAGAACTTGTGTCTGTTCAAGGGCACTAAGCTGTTTTGCGCGGCGAGGATAAGACCAAGCAGTTAAAAGCATGACTGGGAGGTATATATCTCTTATCCAGTCTTCTACACTAGATCCGGCTGACCATAGTAAAAACGGAATAGTAAATTCAACACTATCCGATTTTTGGTAGGAATCTGCCTGATCCATTGAAATATTCTGTTCTCTCTTAAGATCAGTTCCTGATCCCGCTTGACTGGCATTTACTATCTTTGTGAGTATGCCATTACCAGCACTTAAGAGACTTGTAACAGACTCAAATAGGCTTGTTATGATTCCGCCCGGTTTTTCCCACGTATGTTTAGATGTAAAATTAATCCAATCTGTAGTATTGGGAGCTATATAAACATCTAGTATTGAAGAGTCATCTTTTCCACCAACAAAACTTGCTGTCTGTATGCCATTTTGATTTGGATTAAATTCCAGCTTATAAGGCTGGTTTCCAATGAACTCAAGTTTTATCTCGTCTATTCGTGGGTCACTGTCATCACCGATATCAGAACCCGTAGAATTATTTATTTTAATCTTATTAAATTGTGGACCTCTGAGGAACGGAGCGCCTTTGTTACCTGTATTTCTAGACGAAGTTCCGCTACGTGGAATCCCATACGCATCACACGCTTCACGTGTTGGAAGGTATATAACAGGCGCTGATGGTGGTGGGGTATCAACCATTTAAATTTTTCCTCCAAGTTGTCCGCGTGAGAGCATCTTTGATATCTCATACGCAGGATCTACGATAGGTGCCTTGTTTGCATTTGCTGCTATGGTTCCAGCCAAATCACCAACAGCTTGGTCTATTTTTTTACTCATTTCAATAAATCCACTCCGTATCAAAGATGAAGGATCTGCTGAAGCTACTCCCTGAGATGTTCTTTCGACACTTTCTGATTGTGCTTTTATATCAGAAAATACAGATTGTAATTCTCTTTGGTTTGGTCCTATAACTGCTAGGCGGGATTTTGTTATAGACGAAGCATCTATTTCAAGAATTTTAGCAAACATTGAATTCTTTTCGGGTGGTGATTCCGGTTTTCCTGTTGTACGGAATCCCGGCTTTGATAATTTACCAAGAAGATCCTTAAACACATTTCCACCCAGCCACCCGGGTAGATTGCTCATTCCAGATATAATCCCATAAACAACATTATATATAGCTTGCATCACGGATTCAAGTATAGGCAAAAATGGCTTGAACGAGTTCCATAGGAAATCGACAGTTGGTTTTAAGAACGGAAGGTAATAATCAAAAAACTCTATAAGCGTCTTGGAGAGTTTCGATTCGCCGCCGCCTGATAACGGGATAATAGCTTCTGGTCCAGCTTCACCAACCACACCTTTAACTGGTTTAGATACTTCGCCACCAGCAGCAAACCAATTAAATGGGTTTAGGGCGTCTCCTATATTTGATATAACGCCAGTTACGGTTTCTTTCAGCCCGCCCCATAAAGTTGTCCAAAAACCTTTGACCCATTCAAAGAGGGGATCAAATATATTGGTCGTATAATAATCCCACGCCACTTGAAGTTTTGCACCAAATGTTTTAAGATCCTTCAGGGCTTCAAACATCCACATGATGGACTCAAAAATAGTTCTTGCGATTGGCATTAGATAATCATGTATCCAACCAAAAACAGGTCCAATTATAGGAAGCTTCATCATGAATTCCAAGAAGTGATCAAATATATTAAATATTTTTTCAAATGTCTTGAATATAAACTGAACAATACGATCCATCAATTTTCCTATTATAACAATAGCTCCAGTATAGTCGCCGCTGAAGATTGCATCAACAATATTAAACAAATCCTTTAGTATTTCCCATGCTGTTTTAGCCGCTTCCCATATCCACTCTAATATTTCTTTTGCGATATTCCAAGCCATGACAAGATATGCCACAACATATTCTTTAATATAGTTCCAGAATTTTTTAATTGTTTCGCCAAAGTGTTTCCACACAAGATATAAAACAGCAATGGTCAATATAACTATTGCTGCTATCAATAGAACCCATGGCAAAACTGTGATGAAAAAAGTAATCATCAGTCTTTTTAGATTAGAAAAAATTAAGCCAACAACACTGAATATTGATGATATCTTCCCAAATACTTTATTGACGATAAAGTCAAACAAGTAACTGGATTTAGTATCTCTTTCCTTCTGCTTAAAGGAAGCTGCTATGCTAATTCCCTTTAAGTCCTTAAGCATATTGCTGTTCAAGGTATTGTTAGCAACTATCTCATTTGATATGGCTTTTAATTTATTAGATGCAAATCCTACTTTTGATGATACATCTATCCAAACCTTATCCATTTTTTCCATTATGGCTTGACGAGCAACATTTATACTCTTTGTAATGGAAGGAATTATAAGAGATATTGTATGCAAATAAGGAAAGAGCGAATCTACTTTCTTATATACGTCAGATTCCTTGCTCTTGGTGTCTGGTTTAAAAGACCCTTTGGCGTTTATTTCATGAATAATGTTTTGTAATTCCAGTGTAGTAGATTCTACCTGGGTTACTATGTCTTGTAGTATCGAAGTATCTTTGTCCGAAGACGATTCTATTTCCTTGCGTATCTTGGAAAGATACTCTACACTATTATTTAAAGAATCTAAATCGGCTGTTAAAAATTCACTCTTTTCAGATAAGGATTTTGTTATGTCTCTTAATTGAGTTGTTATGTCTTTTATATCTTTTACAGAAGTTTCCTTCACACCGGTCTGATGTGCCGACTTAAGTAAATCACCAATAAATCCTGCTCCAAATGTAGCCATATATTATTTCCTGGGCGTATCAACACTTCCAGATTTGCTCCCGAATACCCCCGCAATTGTCTTACAAATAGCCTCCGTACACTTCTTAGCAAATTCAAAGCTGGCTTTAGTAAACTCCGCCTTGTTTTCTTGCTCTTTCTCGTACTTCTGCTTGAAGATACTACGGTAATAGTCAAACTCAACGCATGAAAGATCCTCCGCCTCTGATATATTTATAAAAGACGAAGAAACTACACCCAATTCAGCTATATCATTTAGCACCTGTTGATAGGCGCTGTTAAGCTGCATTAGTTGATAAAAAAAACGGCGACGTTCGCTTCCTCCTGCTCGTTCTCATAGTCGCATTTAGCGCACTTGAACTTGAAGGGGATTTTGACGCCGTGATCCGTCTGCTTGACATATTCTGTGATCTTGTCAAGATCGCGACTTGAAAGGTTCTCAAAGAAATCTACCTTCTCAGCGGCGTCCATAGGAACTTCAGCAACCATATCGTCTTGGTTTATCTCGACTTTATGGATACAGCCAGCCAGCATGATGAACTGGCGTTCTGAAGTAAGGGTAATCTTCTTGTCAAATATAATCTTTTCAAGTATCTTCTCGTCACAGCGACGAATAGGTCCAAGGGTTATCTTTATAGCACCATTGGCAGTTTCTATAACACTTCCTGTATCTGGTTCAACGAAATCAACAGTGACTATATTAGCCATATTGAAGTTGATTTCTTTGGCAACATGTTCACATTTTGGACACTGATGTACTATTTTGGTATCATCTCCAGCGGCGGCTCGTCTCATAGCCACAAGAACCTGATATCGTTCCTGCACAGTCATTTGATTAAGGCTCTTATAGCCTTCTACTCTTACATACTTTTCCACAATCTCATCAAGGTTAGATTGGACCAGCTTTTCGTTCTTAGACTCAATAGCCTTGAGAAGATCCTTCTTGTCCTTTACCTTCATAGGTTTAATGAAGGCTTTATGATGAGAATAGCAAAGATCTATGGCAAGTTCATCACCAGCATTGGTCGCATAAATCTTGCGTAAATCATTAATACTCAACGATGGTTTGTCGTCAGACATACATTCTCCTTATATAGTTATTTTATTATAACAGAAAGCTAGGTTTTATTAGCCTAAACCGCTGCGTGATATCTTAATGGAAGCTAATCCCTTGACTGGGGGCATCCATCTATACGAATACGGAACACCGAGAGCATTATATGGATTAAAGCTTAATACATTGCCTAGTGTAGATTCTCTATTTGAAGAGTCGGGAGTGTTTAGCTTTCCTTCACCGAATATAGGAGAATCTCCTTCTATTTGGTTGACATCAATATCAGTTACATCTACATATTCTGGATTTGTAATTGGAAGAGCCTGAATACTGCGAAGTATATCTTCACCAACTTTAAGATTATCAGCGGCTTGTTCGTCTCTATAAATGACTTCTCTGGCTATATTTGATCCTAAGATATAGTAATCATAAGTAAATGTAACATTGAATTCTTCTATGGAAGTATTACCCTGATCTACTTGTATTTCACCAACTTCACTTGGATATAAACCTCTGAATTCATATGCTGTTACAACTGATCCCATTCTATCAAGTTGCTTTATGGTAACCCCACCCCTTTTATATGATGACGGCGAATAGCTAACCTGACGGGATGGGTCGAAAATAACACTTTGCCACGAAAGTAATCTATTTCTTAGCTTATGGTATGCGTCAGCCATGAATGTAACTTGCCAAGTATCAAATACCGCTCTACCGCCCATGTGAAAAGTAGATTTTTGAAACTCAAAGGGAATGTCTTCAATGTTATATCTTGGGAGAATAGCGGATCTAGCTAAACAAGTTACGGTTTTAACGTCGTTAGCATCACCTGTTGAAATTGATGGGATATCTATTTCAAACAAATACGGACGAGCGGCATCGCCAACTAATTGGCGAAATTCTCTTAAATTTGTATTTTGATTAGCAGTAAATGGCATAGATAATTATATCCCTGCCATCAAATCATTATCCCTGGATTGGGTTAATTCCAGCACCGATAAGACCAGATGGCTGATATGTAACAAACGATACATCGGCACTTGGGGCTGCTGCGATAGAAGCACCAGGGACACCAGTATTGTTGACATTGTAGTAGTCATATGAGAAGGTTACGGTGAACTTCTCAGGGTCGGTATTTCCATGGTCAAGGGCAATTTCACTTACCTGAGTTGGGAAAGCACCGATAAAGCCATATTCCATTACAACCGCACCGATACGATTCAACTGACGAACTGTCATGTTGTCAGCCTTGTAGAATGCAGGCGAGCCTGAAAGCTGGCGTTGGGCGTCATAGATAGAAGCCTGCCACTGAAGGAAACGCATACGAAGTTCCATGGCATCGTCTGCAAGGAACTCGGCAGTCCAGTCTCCAAAAGTAGGAACGGTTCCAACCTTATACTTCATTCCCTGAAATGGAATCTCTACCTTTTCAACATTGTATTCTGGTAGCTTCGATGTACGAGCGAAGGCAGTAAGCTCCCCGTCGTTACCAGCAACAGGAGGAACGGAAACCATGAAAAGATATGCTCTTGAGTGATCCCCAATAACTCTGCGGAAGTTATAAAGATTCTGATTAGCAAATGGTGTTGGAAATGGCATATTTTTCTCCTATTATCTACCTATTATACCCCTGAAGACCTTCCGACTACTTCGGAGAACTCAACACCTGTGCTGACTGCTGTAAAGATGAGCTTGATGAACTCAATTACACGGGTTGGCTTGACGAGGATTTCGGCAACGAATTCGTTACGGTCGATTACCTCTGCGGTGTTGTTGGACTCGTCAGCTACGACGAGATAATCAGTTACTCCACGACGAGCCTTGATTTCCGCCAAGAATCCGTTGACTAAGCCACGGAAGCGTGAACGGGTGATATCATCATTGAACTCAAAGAGGAAGTAGCGAGCAAGCTTGTCGATTGAACGCTCCATGTGGAGGAACAAACGACGAACATTGATTCTGTCGAAGGCACTTGGCTTAGCCTGGAGTGTCTTCTGACCCCAAATGACAATTCCCTGTCCGACGAGGTTAGGAATTGGGTTGACACGGTTGTAGTAGAGAACATCTCTCTGTGCCTTGTTTGGGTTGACTGCAACACGATTGATACCAGAGATGATTCCACGGTTCAATCCTGCTGGTGCCCACCATGGGTCGTACTGGAAGTCAACACGGGCGATTATTGCTCCGACGTAGCCAGTAGCAGGAACCCAACGGAACTTCTCGTTATAGTTGTCGTATATCTCGAAGTACTGACCATAGATAGCCGAGTATGACGAATTGATGTTCAATTCAAGATTGACATAATCAGCCATTGACGAGTATGGGCGAGCAACCTGCTTAGCGTTGGTGACATTGATCATCTTGGCGACAGGAACATTGAGGATCGTGAAGCAATCCTTACGAACATTCTTGCAGATGTCATCCAACGAACGCTTCAACACGGTTGGGTAGTCTGGGTCGAGAAGGATATCTATTTCCAACTCTTCCTTGTTCGTGAAGTGATATCTCCAAGCAGTTTCGATTTCACCAACGAGGTCGAAGAGGTTGCTTGTAAGCTGACCAGCACCAGCAAGAGTGCGAAGACCAGTTGATACGATATCTACACCAGCCGCTCCATCTTCACTTGCGCCGATGAAGAAGTAGATGTATCTACTGTTTCCATTGACGAGTTCTGGTCCAAACATCTTATTGCCCTGGTTGTCACGCTTGTCAACCAGCTTCGAGCAAATGTATGATTCCTGAAGATCGCCATCGGCATATACGAAGAGAGCGAACTCGTCGTTTTCAGCAGTGACTGATGGTCCGAATTCAAATGCAGTCCACTGATAGAGAAGGGTTGTATTTGCTTCCCATTCTCCCGATGAAGACTCCCATGGTGGAGTAATCAAATCATCGCGAAGAACTGAGTTGGTGAGGTAGTCACCGACATCATCGAATATTGGATTCGATGTTGGTGGTGGAGTTGTTCCGCCCCATACATCGTAGCCAGGGTCGCCAGAAATGGTCGATGGTGGTACACCATAGTAGTACTTATAGATGATAGCCTGTGTCTCAAAGGAGGTAGCTGCCTGCGCAAGCTCAGCCTTGAACCCAATGAGTGTCTGGAAGTCAACTGCGTTAACAACGTTGAACTGGACGCCATCATAGAAGGAACCTGCACCAACTCCCCATACATGGTAAAGCTCATTTCCAACAGCTTCGAGGTCTGTGTTTCCGAATACGGGTGTTACGCCGTCATAAGCCAAAGGCTCAGTATCGGGAATATTGTCGTAGGTGACTGGGAAGTTCTTGGCAGCCAACGGAGTTACCCATTCGCTAACTTCAGAACCAGACAAACCAACAGTCAAACCCGAGACAAGAGTGTCTTCGTTTTCTACACGAACTACATAAAGCTGGTTTGATCCTTCGAGAAAGGACTTGGCAGTATAGAAGTGGGTGTAGTTAACATCGTCAGGCTCACCAAAGGCATCAACATAGTCCTTTTCAGCGTTGATTAAAGTTCTTACGTTTAGGGGTCCACGATTTGCTGCTACTACTAATGCACCAACAGATGATGTAACAGTAGGAATACGAAGCGATACATCGCGCTCAATAATGTCTACGCCAGGAGAGAGGTTTGCTGATCCGACCATAATATTAGCTCCTTATACGAGTGTCTTCCATAGTATTTATATCTGTTTACATCTGTGTCTAATACTATTTTCGTCTCCTATATTATTTATCAACCATGAGATAGCTCGTTTCGGAACCGATCTATATCATCGTTGGGGTTACTACTGCCCGACCCAAACGCCTTTATGAAGGTTTTCATTGCTTCTTCGTCGTTTGCTTCATTGTCGCTATTTTGGATAACGGCAAGGTCTTTATTCTGTAAGATGAAGTGTAAATGGTCCTCCCAAAACCTAGAACGAAGGGCATACGATGTCCAGTATCCCGAAACAACCGTATCGTCAAAGAATCCCCTGCCTGGACGAGCCTGGAAGATGCCTGTACGGACCTCTTCAAAGTAAGAAAGCTCCGTAAGCATATCAACGGACCTTATGAGCATCTTTCCAGACTCTACATCCTCCTTGAAGTATGAAAGAGCCAGGGGCTTTGTCTTTGCGTTTGCGTTTATGCCATAGTCGCCCTTGTCAACGTCAAACCATACATTCTCATAGCCGTCTTCAAAGTAAAGGTTCTGAACAACTACAGCACCCAAGTTGTTGTTTTCAATGACTGCCATGGCTTTATTGTATTGAGAGGCAATCTGGCGTATCTTATCCTTGAAATCGAATATAGATACATCGTTACGACGATACATAGCAACTTGCTCTATTCTTCCGTTTATATGCCAGCTAGAGACATCCCATACATTAGCTACATGATAGTCGTTGTTGGACCCTTTAGCTACGTCACAAGTCACCATATAAATCTTATGGGGGACTGGCTTCTGCCACATATAATAACCCTCTTCTGTGTAGAAGTTTGGGTCCATTGGCTTATATGATGCCAGCTTATCACCGTCTATAAGCGTATATGACGATCCTGTAAACGAGCAGTTATGTGATATGATGTTATTAGAATAAAAAGACGAGGATTCGTTTATTACCCCAACAATGTCATAGACATCCCTCTCCGAAACTTCTTCGATGCTTTTTATTTTAGATTCTCCATTATATATGTCTATATAGTCCCCAACAACCAAGTCTTTGACAAATACTTCTTTTTTATTCTTAAATAAACGGTGGTCAGGCGTTGCAATAAGAATGTCGTCAGCGTTTATCTTTAATACTTTTCTGTTTGTTATCTTCCTAACTCCACTAAAATCACACCACCCATATGGAGTTTCTATAAGGTAATCATTATTTAACCGCATTTAAAGCCCTTTCAAATAAAGGAGAGTTTCTAAACTCTTCTTCTGTTCTATAGTTTTTTATAATATTAATAAGACGGCAAGTTACACATAAGTTATCAATCTCCGCTAACTTTTTAGGAGATATGTTATTCTTGAAACCATATACTATTGATATTTTATGATCTATTGTTTTTGATAGATTTCCACATCCAGATGGAGTCATTCTAACTCCAGAATAATAACATGTATCGTTTATATTATATAATTGCTTCCTTACTTTAGAAGTCAAATAAACAACTTCCTTTCTATATGTTATAAATCTATTAATCTCATCGCATGAGCAAAATCCATATTTTCTCTTTAAAGTCTCTCTAACTTTTTCACGGAATCCTTTTATCTGAGAAGGTGATTCTACTCCATATTTCATCAATAAAGTTTTTCTTCTTACTTCTTTTGCTTTATTTGCTGATTTCTTTATTCCGTTTATTCTTTTTTCAACTACTTCCTCAGTAAGCAACGAAAGATTCCGTTGATTTGTTACATGATTTAGTGATAGAGTATTTTCTACACCATACTTATCTAAACAAGTGCTTTTCACTTTATCTCTAAAAGAAATATCTTGTGATATATACTCCACTCCATACTTCTCCTTCACAGTCTCTCGTCTAATTTCCGATGCTTTGATAAAATCTATTTTTCCTATCCCGTAATTTCTTTTGATATGATAATCATCGTCCTTTCTCATGCACGAATAAGAACAGCATCTACTATACCCTTTA